TAGTCTCCATCAGCCCACCTTCTGCAGCACCTGTAGTCTCTGTAGTTTGTTCTGATGTTGCCTCTCCAGTAAGCTTCTTAAATCCTGGCGGTACATATGTTGTAGGTACACCGTTGAACTCAGTTATCATTATTCTTTGACCCAAGTCATTACCATATGGTACAGTCTGATAGCCTTGATACACTTCAGGATAAACTGCGCCTGTTCCTGGCTGTGTTGTTACAAGTGTTTGTGGTACAGCACCTGCAGTACCTGCGTAGTGTGTTTTATATGTTACTTGCTGAGGTACAGCAGATAAGCCACCTGTTTGTGTTGTTGTTGCAACTGTGCCTGTTGTAGGATCTACTTGACCTACAGGTATTCTTGTTTTAGTAGGGACTACGTCTTGATAAGTCACAGGAGATACTTGTTGTACAACAGTCTGAGGTCTATCAGGATCAATAGTAGGTACACCACCTGCAGGTACTTGTTGTACTGTCGTATCTGGTATTACAGGTTGGAAAGCGCCTCCTGCTACACTAGTGTCTACAAACTGTTCATACCCTGTTTCTGTTATATCATCAACTACAGGAGTTACCTCTTCTACAGGGGTTTCAACTTCTACTGGAGTTTCTTCTTCTACAGGAGTATCTACGTCTACAGGAGTTTCCTCTGTTCCCATAGTTGCTTTTAAGTTTTCAAAAGCACCAAGAACCCTGTTGATGTGTTTACTTTTTTCGCCTCTTTTCTGTCTCTTTTTGAAAGTACTTTTAGAAACATTATCTATTCTTTCAACAGTTCCATCAACGTTTCTTTTTTCAATAAAGCTAGAGTTTTTACCTGCAACAGCTACATATTGAGTACCATCAGCATCTGTAATACTGTCATAAACAGCATAACCTTTTTGTACTCCGTCATCTCCTGATCCAAGAGTTCTGTCATAGTCTGTATGACCATACAACATAGGGGCTTCACGACTAGCACCACTATAATCACCAGTTTGAGCACCTTGTAAAGCATTAACCTTTTTAAGTATTTGCTCTGATGCAAATTTAATTTCTCGTGCTCTTTCTCTGTCTTCACTATCTCTAATTGAACCAATAAGCCCAGAGTAGTCACCAGTTTGGGCAGCATTTAATAGAGCTTTTTCTCTTTCAATGTTATTTACAACATCTCTTCTGTCTCCATAATTATCACTAAGAACCCTAGTGTTGCCGTATACGTCTGTTACCGTATCACCTGCGCTATAATTTTCTGCCATATCTTATTCCTTACTTACCCATTGTCATCCATACCGCACCTGCAATAAATGTCAGGACTCCAACGGTAGCTAATTTAACTACAGTAGACCAAACTGATCTACGTGTATCACGCCAAGCTTCTAACAAGCTACGCATTTCTATTATATCTTTTGCAGCATCATCATCAAGTAACCCAATAGAACGCAGTGCTTCTTTAGCACCACGCCTAGCTGCGTTATCTAGCATCTCTTCTAGTTCTTCTGGGGAGAGTTTGATGTCACTCATAGTTTAACTCACAAGTGTTAAAATGTCAAGTATTATCAAGGCTTAGTAGGCCAATCATCATCTTCCAAGTTAGGCCAGTTGCTGTGATCTGGTAGGTTACGCAATGCTGTACGATAAGTAGCCCAAGATGTTTTAACTTCGGTTGTTAGTGGACTGTCGTTTGCTTGTGTCCAATCGGATGCTGTTAGTAGAGCGTTGCGTTGTTCTCTTACAGGAGCGCCTAGTACAACACTGCTTATACTTGACCACTTTGTTTGTATTTCATTCCACGTTGGTTTTGTTTGATCGTTAAGTATAAAAACCTGATCGTTATATTGCTGTTCATTTACAGGACTTTCATCAACACGATATGCAGTCATACCTAATGCCATAAGGCTTTCAACGACATTCATACCTTTATCTCCATTGCTATAATTGTCATATCACCGCCACCATAATAATTTACATAAATAGCATTACCGTTATCTGATTTAACTTGAACTTTATAGGTAACGGCAGAAGATGTAGCAGGAGCATCCCCCCCACCTAAAGCTAAAGGCGTTCCCTGACTAATAGAACTCTTGTTTACTATTTGTTGTGCATTACCTTCGGACAATGTAGTGTCACTACCTGATCCAATTTTTCTAATTAATCTACCGTACATGCTTCCTGTACTAGCACCACCCGCCTCCATAGTACCTCCCATTGCCCACACGATTACTCTATTGCTAGATGAGGTAAGGGTTATATTTACTGATAAGGATATATCAGTAAAAGAGTTACTGCTAACAGTTGCGTGTCCAGTATAGCTGCCTGTAACTACTTGTAAAACCTTCCCACCACCTGCATCTCCCCATGTTGGTGCGGCACTAGCTCCACCAGATGAAAGAACTTGTCCTGA